CTGGGTCGCTGTCTGGAATGAAACAAGCTGCTTGAAAACACCCGGTGAGCTACCGGCTCCGAACGTGCCCGTCCCAGCATCAGTGATGACGGCCGTTACGTCGAAATTGTTGTTCCAGTCGATATAGGTGCTGGTGACGCTACCACCAATTTGGATGTGACCCGTCCCGCCAATGGCAATTAACTGGTTCATAGAGATGACGTTGAACGCGCCGGATGTGTTTAAGCGAATGGCGTAAGCGGCCGGAACGAAACCACCGCCAACAGAGGCAAGCGGCTGGATGGTGTTGCGAGTGATCTGGCAGTTTGAACAGGCTTGCGCATACATTAGCGAGCCAGTCGTGCCTGTGTAGGACCCCAGATAGGATGGCGTCTCCATCCAGTTGCTATCGACGAACGCGCCACTGACACTCAGCAGATAGACGCACTCCGAAAGCGCGGAGAAATTGTTGTTGCGGATGACGAGTTGGCGCGCGCCGGTTTTCAGCGCATTGACCAGAAGCCCGATGCCATTGCCATTAACGGTGTTTTCGACAAAGGTGATGCTGTCGCCGCCATCCTTGATCACTAGGCCGTTGTTGAACCAGTTACGGCGGATCGTGCAGGAGAAGATGCCGACCGTGGATCCGGTACTGTCAAACGAAGCGCCACCCGATGTGCCGGAGAGATAGCTGCCGACAAGCTCCCAATTCGAGAGGTATTCCGAGCCGGTCGAAGCGTACTCGATGCCATAATGGGCACCAACATCGGTCGAGATGATCGACAGATAGCGGATGCCATACCATGTGTTGTTGTTAGAGATCAGCGTCGAGGGAACAAGGCTGATCGCCGCGCCAGTCGTCGTGGTAATGCCAGAAGTGAAGGCCGACACACCCTCAAGCACGATATTGTTCGAAACGCTGATCGTGCCGTTGATGGAATAAAGCGCGGGGAAATAGAGATAACCGGTATAACTCTGGGCGAAATTCACCGCAGCCTGGATAGCGGTCGTGTTCGCGGTTGCTGTGGCCGAGGTGGATGCGCCGAAATATTCGACAGTCAGACGGCTATAGACGCGCACCCATGCGCCCGCAGACGAGGCAATGGCCGTGGCCTTGACATACACGCCTTCCTGCGTGTCGGCGGTGACTTGCGCGCTATAGTCGCCAGCCTTCCACATGAAGATGCCTTCGCGGCCAGCCTCAGTCAGGAACGCCGTGGTGTCCTTCGTGGTGTCGAGTGCCTTCAGAGCGGTGCGCGTGGCAACGTACGGAGCCGCGTCAATGCTGTTGCGGACATCTTCAGCGGCCGACAAGGTGAGCAGAGACCGGCCGTAAGTGGTTGTGGATAGCGCCGCAATTGCATCTAGGTCAGCATCATGCGCCTGCACATCGGTTCCGATGACCAGACCGAGATTGCTGCGCGCGCCGGAGGCCGTAGAGGCGCCGGTCCCGCCATCCGCCACGGCAACGTCCGTGCCGCCAGGAATGTACAGATTGCCAGTCGTGGCCTTGCGGCTATTGCCGCCCTGCACGACATAGATCGATTCCGTGCCGTCGAGCGGGGTCGTGGCCGAGGTCAGGCCGGTAAGCGCTGTGCTCATTGTGACTTCCTATTGGAGAAGGAGGGCGCCGCCGTAGTCGCCTTCGAGGAGAAGGAGATCGACGCCAAGAACCTGGGCATCGCCTTCGAGCAGCATGCTGATGCCGTTGATGTCGGCGATGGCGTCGAGGAGTTGCTTCAGCGGGGCATGGATGAGCCGACCGGACTGATAGAAAAGGATGCGCATCTCGGATGAATCGACAATGCCATCCACCGCCGGGATGTTGACGATGTTGAAGGTGTCAGCCATGGTAAGCTCCGGCAAGGAGATGCGAGATGTTGGACCACCTGCGGAAACTAGCGATGGGCGTTATTGCGCCCGTGCTCGGGCTGGATCGGTGGGATATCTCGACCAGCGGTGGAGATTTCCACTATCGGCGCTGGAATGTTGAATCTGGCGAATGGGAATCGCGCGGCCTCCCGCCGGATGGATCACCGGATTACTCAGACTGGCTTACGTCCGCCAGAACTTGACGCGGGTGTAGACTTCCGTGTTCCCGGTGAAGCCTACGCCAGAGCCGGGGCCGCCGTTGCCGTTGGCCGATACCTGGTGTTCAATGCGATAGGTCTTCCCTGCGACAACAGCAGCATTCCCCTTGGAACTCGAAGTCGCATACGTTCCGGCGTGGTCGCTGTGCTCGCTGGTGCCATAAGCAACAGCAACTCCATCGGTGACATTGTAGAGGCGCGACTGGTGCCGGGTGACGGCGAGAGCCGGTGTATCCCATTCGACCCAGCCGCTAACCGTCACGGTGAACTGATTGGCGGAGATCGAAACAAGCCCGGATGGGTCCCTGGCTTCGGTGTTCAAATCCCTCGTTATCCAAGAGCCGGAGGTAAGGGATTGAGCGCCCACGCCGGAGCTTTTCTGGTCTTCCATCACCGCATCGGGCGGGCCGTTGGCACCGGCCCATTCGGGAGCCGAAGCACCTGAATTCATCCGCAGCGTGCTTCCAGCCGTGCCCTTTGCCAGTCTCGCCAGGGCTTTCGCGCTGGTCAGATAGAGCACATCGCCAGCAGCGGTAGACGCCGGGAGAGCAGCGAAAATCTTCTGTGCCGCCCCATCCCCGATGACAATTACGTCATCATCTGTATCCCACTGGATATCGCCCTCGGCCGTTGGCGCCGGAGTGGTCGATTGCTTCAGTGTAAGCGTCGGCGTCGTCAGGGTGGCAGTGGTTAGCGTCATGCCGCTGCCCGAGCCGCCCGTGATGGTCGGGGTGTTGATCGCTGGGCTGGTCAGCGTCTTGTTGGTGAGCGTCTGAGATCCGGTGAGCGTGACAAGCGTTGCCGGATCGACACCGGTCGGGTTGAGAAGCAGCCAGCCACCAGCCGCCGTGTTGAGTGCTGTCGAATAGACAAGCTCATAGATGCCATCTGCCTGCAATTCTGCACCAGTCAGAGCGGATTCACCCGTAGCCAGCATCTTGCGGATGGACTTCGCGCCGATCGCATTGACGTTGAGCGTGGCCGCGCTGGTATTATCCGAGGCAATGCGCAGAGTCAGCCTTTGACCATCCGCGTAGGAGGTGAAGGCAGAATTGGCGGTTACGGTGATGGCATTAGCGGTGCCGCCAGCAGTAAGCGCCCCGCCAACGTCGCCGCGCCACTCGGCAACGCGGCCCATGACCTGACGTGCAGAATTGTTGACCGTCGAAGGTCCCTGGCCCTCTGCCCAATTGATATCACTATCAGCCGTGGCATTGTTAGCGGCAGTGGTGGACCAGTCATAAATTGAAGGCATGGGCTTACCCCAGACGCTGTTTCAGGAGGACTTGGGCGATCGGTGTGGCTTGCAGGGCTTTTAGGAGGCTGTCCCCGGAATCGCGGGCATCCTGAAGGCGCCGAAACTGAATGGGAGGAGCGTCCGGCGTGTCGGCAAGCGCCTTGAATGCGCCTTGCAGCCGATCGCCGAATGATTTCGGCTCTGGCGAGGCTGCATAATCGGCGACATCCTGCGGAATGCCATTCGGTTGCGACGAAGGGCCAAGACCTGGCGTTTCCGGCATTGTCGGCGGGTACATTTCTTGGCCCTTGGGGCCGTCCGCCATGGCTGGGCTGCCTGTGAATGGCTGGCCCTTGTCGTTGTTGGTGAAGTAGTGGTGCCCGATCTGCAGGGCGTTGTTGTTGTTGAGATTGCGCGCCCACGAGGCCGTCGAAGCGCCAGGATTGGCATAGTAAAGCGCGCCGCCGGTCACATCCGGGATCTTGCCGCCAACGAGCTGTTGGGCGACTTGAAGCGCCTGCGGGCTCGGGTTCCTGGACTGCCCTTGAAACTGGTTCTTTGCCAATGCCTGATCGAGTATGCCGCTGCCATAGCCGGAGAAATTCTGGTTGGCGCGGTTCTTGATGACATCGGCAACGGCAAGCAGGCCCTGAAGCCCTTCGCCGCCGGCCTCGCCCTGAAGGATCGAGGCAAGCGTGTTAACGTCATTCCCGAAATAGCTCGGGGTTCCGACATAGGCCATGGAATTGCCTCGAAAGATGGATTATGTAGGCGGGATGCTCTGGCGCTTGTTTCAGCTATCGATCGTCGTCGCGTTCTGCTTCGCGAACATCTATTACCGATGGGGCGCCGATGGCCTTGCGGCCGGCGTTATGGGCGGAATGGTCGCCTGGTACGCGACTTTTCTTATCTCACTGGCGCTCTGGAAATCGGGACTTGGACCGCGCTTTGGGATTGAAGCAAAGCCCTCAATAACGCTTCTCTACCGGCCCCCTTCGATGCCTGCAGAGCCTGAGAGAACATCTCGCCAGCTTGAGGACCGGCCTTAACAAGCGCTTCCGCCAACGTAGCCTGATTGCGCGTGGCGGCATTCGCACCAAGTTTTGCCGCAGTGCCGATAGCCGGCAGCGCCACGCCACCTACTGCGGCCCCAACCGGGCCACCAATGGCGGAGCCTAGCGAAGCACCCGCTCCACCGCCCATGACCGAGCCAAGGAAATTGCGGCCATTATCGACCGGAACGCCGAAACCGCCAAGCCAGCGCAAGGCATTGGACTTCAGCGTGCCGCGCACGACACCCTGCATTACACCACGTTCCGTTTCATTGAACGTATTGGCGTACTGCTTGTTATTCAGAAGCTTGCGGAACTCAACGCGCAGGCCGTTTTCATAGCCGGATGCGGCATTCTTGGCGCGCTCCATGGCTTGCTCGACAATATCCGACTTGACCCCGGTCTGCCATGTCTGGCGGGCCTGTTTGAGAGCGTCGAGCGTGGGCGTCCCCGCCTCTCCGGCAGCGGCGATACTGGCCGACGATAGGCCATCAACCGACTGATCCAGAGACCCGATGAGCTTCGAGGATAGAGCCTGGGCGGCCTGATCCGTCTTATCGGCACCAATGTTGCGAAGGGAGCGGCGAAGGATCTCAAGATCATACAACGACGCGCCGCCCTGATCGGCACGCTTGGCGAAGTCATTAAGGGTTCCACTGATTTCGCCCTTGAGCTTCGTCGTCAGTCCGAAATCATTCGCCTCATTCCACAGATTATCGACTATGCCCTGATAGGTCGGCTGGTCGATCTGCGCGGCCTTCAATGGAGCTTTCAGATCGGCATAGCCAGCGCTTGCCTTGATATCTGCCGCAGATGGCAACTGCGCTGCTGTTGGTTTCGTCAGTGCATTGCCAGCAAACCCACCCACCAAGGCGCCACCGAGACGCGCATAGGGCTCAAGAGGAGTTCCCTTGGTCAACTGGCCGGCGGTTTCACTGGTCGCGGCAGGAATTGCGGCATTGCCCAAAAGCGAGGCTGGGGACAGACCGCCGAAAGCCATCGCCGCAGGCAGGAACTCACCCGCAGTGCGCGCATATTCACCGGGCATCGTATACGGCTGATAATCTGTCGCGCCACCAGTCAGCTTTGAGATGCCGGCCTTGAGATTGGAGCCGCCGATCGGGTTGCTGCCGCCACCAATCATCGCTGCCGTTGCTTCGGGCGTCGGGCCACCGAAGAAGGTGCCAGGCTTGGCCTCCTGCCCTGTCGCGGCCTGGTAGCCATTGCGCAATGCCCATTGACCGCCCGAGGTCAGCAAATCACCAATGGTGCCTGGGAGCCCGACCAGATCGGCCGCGCCCCTGCCCGCCCCTGCAGCGCCAGAAGCAACGATATCGGACGCGTAGCCTGGGGGCTGAGAGGGCGGCGCGGCGGCTTCCGGTGAAAGCGGAGTACGCTCAGACATCGGCTTTGCAGCCCCCGCCTCACCGACTTCTTTCGGGAATCTCTGCGCAATCAGGCCGCGAATGGATGTTTCCGCCATTGTGTCGGGGAAACTCACCCTTGTGCCGTCTGGCATCTGTACGATTGGCATCCTAGCGAGCCTTGTTCCCGAAATAGGTTTTCCAGTCTACGACCGGAGAGGGATTGGTCATGTTTTGAATGACGCGGCCACCTTCCGGCGTGACCGAAGCGGGACCGCCCACCTCTCCAGGTGCTGGTGCCTGCTTGGATTGCTCGAATATCCTGTCGCCCTCGGCCTTGCCATGAACGATGCGCAGAAGCGTGCGCTCGTAGTCGTCAACCTGCTGCAGGAAATAAGGCGACTTCGGATCGAGAGCGCCGGATTTCGCGGCAAGCATCTTGCCTTCGCCTTCCGTCACGTTGCCAAGGGCGCCGCCCGTCTTCGAAGCCGCCCGCATCGCGTTGAGGTTTTCGATGGTGGCATTCGATTTCAGCACATCGACCTGGCGATAAAGCTCTGCGGCCGGGGTATTGGGGAGATAGCTCGCGCCAGCGCCAACAATACCCGTTGAGCCCGGTTCCTTCGCCAGAGTGCGGATCTTGGAAGCAGCGCCGGTGATGACATCGGATGCCGTGGCCTGGTTTTCCTTGGCATTGGCCGCCGTAGTGGCATCTGCTGCTGCTGTCGCGGCTGCGGGACCGCCGGGAATGGGTTCCATGGTCCAATTGCCCGTTGTCGGGTCCTGCTTGGCAGCATAGCCGGGAGGAATCGTGCCAATGTTCGGAGCGCCCGGAAGATTGACGGTAACGCCGCTCCCATTGTCCTTCTTCCATTGGGCAAACGAGCCCTTGTAGCCATCCTTGATCGCGAACTGGTAATTCTGGATGTCGGTGGTCGGCTTATCAGGCGCCGGAGGCGTGCTGAAATCAGCCAGAACCTTGTACGTGTTCGGATCGACCAGTTTACCAGCAATCTCGATCGGCTTCTGGCCCTGGCCGCGCTGGAGGATGAACTGGCGCAACGCTGTCTTGTCGGACGCAATGACGGTAGCCATGCCGGGGTCAATGCCCTGAGAGGCCAGCCAGCTTACCGTTTTATTGCGTCCGGCAGCCTGCGGGGCGATGATGTGCTGGAGGAATCCGCCCAAGCCTCCAGACGGCGCAGGAGCGGGCTGAGGTGCGCTTGGCTGCATCGGCTGGCCCATCGGGGCCTGTGGGGCCTGCATGGGCGCAGGCGGGGCTGCCTGGGGCATCTGCTGCGGAGCGGAAGCGGCTTGCGCGAATGACTGTTGCAACAGCGCCGGATTGGCGTGGTCACCCACTTGCGCAGCCGCCCCCATCGGGGCAGCCATAGCCTGCTGCGAGCCGTTCGGGTTCAGGAGCGAGGCAAGGAGTTGCTGAAGGTCCATTACCGTCCCCTACCAAGCGCCGCCGGAGCCACGTCCGCTTGCGCTGCCATTGCCGCCACGATCCATCACTGTCGTAGGGCCCGGTCGTTTGGGTGCCGCCGCAACGATAGGCGTCCTGGCAAGCATTCTTGCCCGTGTGGCGGCCGCAGCCTGATCAAGCGACGGCGAAAGCGCTGCCGGGTATTGCGGCGCGGCGATCGGCGCGACCTGGTTCGGCTGCTGATAGCCGTTATAGCCCATGACCTGACCGGCCATTGGCGCCGATGGATTGGTCTGCTGCGTGGAGTTGGTCGAGCCGCCCATTATTTGCCTCCGAACAGAGAGCCGACTGCTCCCAGGGCAGCCATCGGATTTGAGGATGAGGAATTGCCGGTCTGCGTTCCGTAGTTTCCAGCCGCGCCGGCCGCCGCAGACTGAAGAAGCCCAAGACGGGTCCAGTCCTGATTGTCCTGCGCGTACCAGTTTGACACCAGGTCGCTGAGCTGCTTCTGCGCCTGCGTATCGAGAAGGCCGCCAGCCTGCAGCGTAGCATTGGCGCCGGTAAGCGCATTCTGGAACTGCTGCTGATCCTGCCCGGAAAGAGCGTTCGTTGCCGACAGGGCGCGATCGAGGCCGGCATTACGCGAGGAATCAAGCTGGCTGTTCGCGGTCAGCATGTTCTGGGAGTCGCGGTTGAACTGGTCGGACAGGGCGCTGGAGCGGATGTTGCCCAATTGCTGGGTCAGCGTGCCGGTATTGGCTCCCGAGCCATAACGACCAGCACCGGAGAACTGGCTCTGAACCTGTGCCGCCGTCTGATCGAGTTGGCCCCTCAACGCATCGTTGAAATACGGGTTGCCGTTCTGAAGGTATGAGCCGTTCGCCATGCCCTGCAGGTTCTGTTCGGCATAGGACGGAGCAGTGGAGGCCGCGCCAATGCCCTCGAACAGCGGGCGAGTGCCGGACGTATCGGTATTGGCTCCGGCCTGGGCAAGCTGGTTGACGCCCGACATCGTGGTGCCGGATAGATCAGCGACGGTAGGCCCGGTGAACGTGTTCCCGCCCGCTCCAGAGTTATAGAGGTTCTGCGCCTCGGTCGCCGACTGCTTGAACAGCGGTTCGGCCCATGACGGCGGTGAACTCGTCTGAGTGGAGCTTGTTGACGATCCCATGATCTACCTCGATTTCCTGTAAAGGACCGCGAATGGCCTGTAGCCGTACTGCGCAAGGAGTGGCTTCCACCCCTCCCTGCCCTCAACTGCGAAAACCCCACAGTTCTGTTGACTTGCCCACGCCTCGACGGCTGCACAAAGCTCCGCCGCGTATTTGTGGACATCGCGCCCTGCCAGATCGCAGAGCGTGGCAATTCTCTGCCCGGTGGCGTCTATCGTCCTGATCGTGGACATCGCCATGGAAACGAACTCGTCACCATCCAGGACGAGCCACAGCGTCTTCTTGCCGGTGAGGTACTCTCCGAACAGCGCTGCCGTGGTGACATCGCCGGGGAAACGCTTAGCCAAGCGCCCCATCTCGGCGAGGACATTGCTCATGTATGGGGCGAGATCATCCAGCGACCACTCGGTCGCGTTGACGATGCGAAAGCTCAACGAATGCCGTCCTGCATGGCCTGGATATCGACGCCTTGGGCATGCGACCATGTTTCAGCCGCAGGGATCGTCACCCGCACCCTCTGGAAGCGAGCCGAAACACGCTTGTCGGCACGTCCGGTGGCGCTTGTCGGTGTCAGTTCCGAAGTCCAGGTGACAGTATCGCCCCGATTGAAGCGCGACCCGATTGCCGCAGTCCAGTTGTTGGTATCGACCACGGCATAAACCGACGAGATCATGGTGATGCCGCCGGCCCCGTCGCCCTGCTCTTGCGTGGTGATCGTCGCCTGCTTCGCGGTCCCGTTGAAGAACCCGAGCTTGAAATCCGTCGTGAAGGCGGCCAGGATAGGCGCTCCACCCTGCCAGACCTTGGAATCGAGCGAATAGGGCAGCGCATCGAGGCTTGCCGACACCGCATCGAGACCTTCGAGCGTATAACCAGCGGTTGCAGCCGGGAAAATGCCCAGATTGCTCTGATCCGCGATGCTCCAACGGCCCTGCAGCCAGTCATAGATCAGAATTGCGGTGTAATTGCCCGCTCCGGTCAGATCCATCGTCCAATAGACGCGGGAATAGAACGGGTCGATCGCTCCAACCATGTTGGCGATGTCGGAGGACGCCAATTGGCTGAAAATCGTGCGGCTGACCTTCTCGAAGCCGATATCGGCGATCGTTCCATCCGGTCCAAGCTGGAAAAACGAACCTTCATCGGCGAAAAAGGTGTTTTCACCGCGCGAAGCGATGGCATAAGGCGATTTTGCGCCTCTTTTGTCGTGAATCTTGACGAACGAGAAGATCACCGAGGAACCGGGGATGAACGTTCCCAGGTAAACCGCTCTTTCGAGGAAAATCAGCGGGTTTGTGGCCCTCGAAGAGCCTTGAACAACGCCACCCTCGGGAAAATCCTGATAATCCGAATTGCTGACGCCAGGCGTCCAGATGGTGATGTCGTTCAGGCCCGACCAGTGAGCGCGATTGGCATTCGTGGCGAGCTGCTGAAGGGTGAGGAAATCGCCCCACGCCTTGACGAAGGCTGCTCTTGGTGGAGAACCGCCCAAATCAGTGAACGCCGTTGAGACGCCAAGCTGATACACCTGCGGATTGTCGTTGATGTTGACCGCGACGACATATTCGCCGAATTGCTCGAAATCCCAGCGCGCCGTGTCGTTTGCGGAATAGGTCGTCGCTGCTTTCGACACATCGGTCCAGGTCAGCGTGGTGTTGTCGAGCACATAGAGCTTGGTCGCGGTGCCTGCGAAGATCGTGACCTGACCACTAAGGCTTCTTGCCTGGAACCAACCGAGAGGAGTAGCGGCAAGTGCGGAGGTGAACGCCACCAGATCCGGGAACGGCAGGTAGGAATTGCTCGAACACAGAACGTTGAGAACGTCGCCGGGGCCACCCTGGTTCAGATCGGCCTTGTCTGGCTCCCAGGCTGCGAACGGGACGACAGTCACGGTTCACGCCCCTTGGCCCATGCCGCGACTTCATCGGCATTCGAAAAGCGCTCGTAGGCCCAGCCCTTGCTCGTCATGACGCGAACGAGCGTCTTGCCGTTCTTGGTGCCGAGATCGGCGGCATTGATGAAGCCAAGGGCGGCGAGAGCGTTTATGATGTTCATGGCATCTGCACCCGTGGCCTGAGACTGGCGCGGGCGTAGTTGGCGAGCATATTTGAACTGTTCAGCCCGGACACCAGACCGCGCAAGGCAACGGCCTGCTTGGCGAGTTCCTCATTGTTCCTGACATAATCTGCAATGAACATGAGGCAGCCACGGAAATAGACCTGCGGCGCCTTCGTGATCAGCCAATTCGTGGTCGTCGAGGAGTCGAGATTGGGGATTGTCTGGTAATAGGTCAGCTCGACATCGTTCGAGACCAGCGGGAAGGTGTAGAGGCTGGACCCGATGATGGAGAAATTCGTACCCAGACCACCCAGGCGGCTCGGATAGAGCACTTCGGCTTGGTCGGGCGTGATGTAGGTAAGCTCGCGGCGGGTCGATGCGCTTTCGACCACGCGGCGGTACATCAGATAATCGGTGGGAAGCGTGCAAATGCCGGAGGTTGGCGTCAACGAGGTGACGGCCTCCATCTCGCGGCAGCGCAACGGTTCATCGGCAGCATCGGAACCGCCGAAGTTGAGATAGTCCGTGGTGAAGCGGATCACGTCATCGAGAATGCCGGCGACATCGCCGCGCGCCGACCAGTCGAGGACGGTCGTTTTCAGCGATGCATAATCCATGATCGCCATCAGACGCGCCCTCGGCTCGTGCGGAATTTCGCGTTGTCACTGTCGTTCAGGATCTTCGACAGATAGCGCCGGTCGTGGCCGTCGATCGCATCGCCAAGCCCGCTCTTCTCAAGGAAGGTCAGGGGCACGGAGGCAATACGCTGGTAATCGCCCATCCTGACGCCATGCGTGGCCTTCTCGGCTTCGGCATTGGCTTCGATGATCATGTCGGCGTCCTGCTCGACGTGGGCGCCCTTGAGGTTGCCCCTGTCATCGAACACCAGCCATACGGTGCGGCCGATCTCGGGATCGTGCTCAAAGAACACGCGATGGTCAGCCATTGATCTCGTCTTCATCCGCCAGGCGGGCAGCGCCAACGGCCTTCCAATTGGCGTAAAGGTTCTTGGGTGCCTGGAAAACGGTGCCGGCCGGCTGCTTCACGGTGCCAAGGAAGCAATCGCGGACCGCATAGACCCAGGTGTCCGAAGCCTTGCGGACAGCCTCGTTGTCGTATTCTTCCTTGTTCTCGATAGCCGCCTGGACCTTTTCGGCAAGCGTATCGACGGACCAGCGTCCATCAACTTCCACGCCGAGCGCTCGTGCCTGGCCGAGAAGGACTTTCTTGGCTTCAGTTTCGTCTGCCAATGGTAATCTCCGGGAAAGAGGAAAGGGCGGCCCCGGAGAGCCGCCCCGCTGTCATTAAACCGCTGCCGAGAACGGAGTCGCTTCGGTGCCGGTGCAGATCAGATCGCCGTTGATCTTCCAGAAACCGGCGGCAACGTCCGTGAAGGTCACGTTCGAGCCGGCAACGCCGCCCGTCGTGGAACCGTTCATGGTGATCGTGTCGCTGGTCGCGGAAGCCGGCATGACCGAACCCGCAATGTCGGTCGTGAGACCAATGGCGCCATTCATGACGTCGGTGGAGTTCGCCACCTGAATGACGTGGTTGCCGGACGAAACGGTCGTCTTGATGTAGACCGAGTAGACATCGCCCTTGCCGGTCGAAGCCGGGAGGGTGATGATGCGGCCCGTGGTGCTGTCGAGAACGACGACAGTGCCAGCGTGGAGATTGCGGCTCAGCGTAAGAGCAGCAGTCGTAGTGATGGGCTTAAGTGCCATTGTCGTTTCTCCTTAGCTTGAAGCCGTCAGGCCGTAGACATCGGCCACGACGCCGATACCGGCCTCGTTGACGACCTTCAGGCAGCCTTCAGCGATCAGCACGCCATTCTCGGCGTCACCGGTCTTGGCAACCTTGTCTTCCTGGATCGGGCGGAGCGTCATCCACTTCACCATGTCCGGGTCGAGCGCGAAGACACGACGAGCGGTCGCGGCAGCCGTGCTCATGACGCGGTTTGCCTGGACCTTCACCGCACCCCACGGGCTTTCGTAGATGTCAGCCGTGCCGATGATGGTGTTGGTGCCCTTGCCGGCCGCATAGCGGAACGAAGCGACGTTCGAATCCGACATGAAGGTGGCAAAGACGCCCTTGTTGTAGGGCGAGCAGACGACCGTGGTGACATCGCCGCCGTTCTGATAGATCGACTGCAGAACGGTATCGGTGAGACCCTTGGTCCATGCACGCAGCGTGCCGGTGGACTCGACGGTCGTTACACCGCCGGAGAAGCCGCCGGACGAACCCGAGTTGCGCGACACGTTCGAGGTCAGCCAGGTCGGCAGGCCGCCGGAACGACGCGGATCGGAGTTGGTGGACGCGGTGTTGAGAACGATCGAATACTCGATGTCCTTGCGCAGCGCCTTGCCCTTCTTCATCAGCTCGTGAGCGCGCTTTTCAGCGTTGCCGGCGTTGTCAACCGCCTGCTGGGTGCCGGAGAAACGGAACGTCTTGGTGAAGATCTGGCAGTAGTTGCCGACGCGGGTCGGCGCCGAAACCGAGTCGAAGGTGTATTCGTTGCCTTCGGGCTGGGCGTTGTCCGCCGTCGCGTCAAGGCTCTCGTATTCCCACTCGGGGTGCTTCGAGTCAGCCTTGCCTTTGCCGGCGAGGGTGTAGATGGGCGTGTCGGTCGGGGTGATCATCGAGACGAAATCGTCAAGCTCTTCCCTGTTGCCGACCGCCTGAGTCGTCAGGACGGTATTGGCTACGGTAGCCATGGGAAATTATCCTTTTCTGGATGCGAGGTAGGCAGCCGCTGCATCGGCAACGGTGCCCGATTGCTTGAGACGGGTGACGGCATCGATAGCGCGCCTGGCCTTCTGAGCGTCTGGTGTGAGCCGCTTGCCCGACTTCTGGACGGGTGGGCGGCCTTCGACCGGCTGGACGGCCTTGGGCTTGTTCGCTTGCAGCTTGTCCCACAGCGCTGCCTTGTGCAGCACCATGGCCATGCGGTGATCGTAGGGGACGGCTTCCGCTATTTCCTGCGGGGAAAACCCATGTGCTGCTCCTGCGGATTGCAGGGTGGCGGCAAAGGAGTTTAGTTTGGCCTGGTCCCGAAGCGCTGGCATTTTCTCCAGCAGCTTGGCCCCTTCAGAATTGGCTCGCGACTTCCGCTCCGCCGCCGTCTTCTGCTCTGCCTGTTGCTTGGCCGCTTCGGACTGTTGGTGAAGATGGTTGAGATGCGAGATCCAGTTGTCGTGATGCTCTTTCGCCGTGACGTACCCAAGCGGGTCGTATTTGGGCGAACTGGTGTCGAGCATGGCGACATCAGGGGCTTGCGGCATGATCGATTGGAGCAGGCTTGCCATATAGGCGCGCTGCTCGTTCACCTGCTGCTCAGATGCCTTTATGACGGAAGATTGTTCCTCGAAAGAGCGCCGCTCCTCGCTGAGGCTCATTGTCTTCTGTCGATAATCCCGATCGCGCAAGTTGCCGTTGATGAGTTCGGACACGGTTAGCACGGACCCATCCGGCAGCTTTACCTTGCCATTTGCGGCAACGAACCTGCCTTGATCGGTCTCCGGCTCCTGGCCGTCCTCTTCTCCAGCTTGACTATCGTCGTCGGTTTCGCCGGAGTCCTCGCCCTCATCCTCATCGGATGCCTGCAAGTCCTCGTCGGCCTCTTCGCCTTCGGTAGGCTGTTCCTGCACGGGTTGGCCCTTGTCGGCTCCCTGCGAGGTGGCTTTCACAAAGGCGCTTGCTGCCTGTTCAATAGACAGCGCGCCGCCACCGTTTTCGGTGTCGTCGGTTTCCATGTTGTTTCCTGAAATTGCCAGTTCCGCTATGGGTTGACTGGCTGGTTTCCGGGGATCAGACGATGCCCGGCTTCTGCTTCGGCTGGCCTTGGCGGATGAAATCCTCAAGGTTGCCGCGAAGTTCGTCCACGACCCTTACGCGTGCTTGGAGGTCGCGAATCTTGTCGGCGTCGGTCGCAATGGCGCGCGCTAGGCTCTCAAGAGCATCGGAGCGCATCCCGTCGAGCGCTGCCTGGAATGCTTCATTGTCCTTGAGGCTCTGCGCAAGCGGCGCCAGATCAGAGATAGAAGCCATGCGCGACGGTCGTGTTGTTGGTGCCGCCCGCTCCCGATGCGGGGCAAGTCACGACGATCGGGGTATTGACCGCCGAAGCCGGAAGAGGCGGAGAAAAAGTGACGATCAATGGCTGGTTGGGCAGCAGAGCCCCCGCCACGAAGGTATATGTATAAGATCGCGTTCCGCCCAACAGGCCAGCTACAGTCACCGTCACGGGAAGACCGGCGGTGGCGCCCGCTCCTGTTATCTCGAACCCCGAGATATACACTGTCGTGGTGGCTGTCCCCGTCAAGGTAGCCGCCGCTGATGCGTTGGCCACATTGCCAGAGCCGGCCACTAGGGAAACGGCGCCATAGGGCAGCACCATTGCATTCGGATTGCTGCCATCCGGGTTTAGAAGAACGACTTGTGATATCGGCTTATCGACGCCGGAAACTGTAACGGTTGCCATGAGTGGCCCTCTTTTAAAACCAGATCACTGCGCGGCTACGCCGGCATCCTGGCTAAGCTTGCTCTCGACCGCGTCAGGTCTTGTATCGGTGTCCTTGCTCGCATTGATGCGGGCGATTTCCAGCCTCACCAGATTGTCGATAGCCGCCTTGGCTATCGTGGTCTGGTTGGTCGCGGCCGCCTTCATCTGATCCGCCTCGATCTGGGCAGCAGCCAGCCTCTGAGACATCTCTGCCTCACGCGAGCGTGCATTGGCCTCGATGATCTTGATCTGCGCGTCGGACTGCGATTTCTGGATCTCAGCCTGTGCGCGCACGGCATTGGACTGGAACTCGGACTGCTGGATCTGCAAGTCCTTCTGTGCCTTCATCTGCTCGATCTGCATCTTCGGATCAGGGCGCTGCGAGGCATCCTGCATGGCCTTCGCCATCATCTGCAGATCCTGCGGTAGGATCTCGGGGAAATAATGCTCGGGATTCCTCAGGCCCGACGATTCAACGAGCTTGGTCGCCGCGTTCATGATCTTGGGAATGAACTCCAGCGCCTTCATCTGGCCGCCGGGGATTTCCTTCAACTGCGCCGCGATAGCCGCCTGCGTCTGCATGATGACGTTGAGCATAGACATATCACGATCCTTGGAGCCCGTTCCCAGGCCCACATTGATCGTCACGTCCATGTCTGCATTCCAGAAGCGCGGATCGAGCCTGACAGGCTTGCCAGCCATCATGACCACGCGCGGCCCCTGATGCTTGATCATGAGCCGCATCAGCTTGCGGAAGACCTTGCGCCAGCCCCATTCAGCCATGTTGCGCGCCAGCATCTCGACCTGAGAATATCCGGCGTCCTTGCCTTCCCTGACCGCTTCAGCCGTCTGGTTCTGCAATGCCTGCGGATCGAGCGCCATCGTGCCGCGCCCAACGCCAGTACGACGCTGGATGACCTCGTCCTGGTATTGGATGGCTTCGAAGGCGTGATTGGCAACGAACGGGATCTCAAGCTCTTGGATGGCGGCGCCGGGCTTGCCCCAGATCACCTCACCAAACTGCGGAGAAACCAGCGAATCCGGGTTCTTGATGTCACCCGTCACAAACCGCTGCGGGTTGTTCGAGGCATAGACGTTGTTCAGAGCCTGGCGCAGCAGGACCGTCTTGACATCCTGCACGTCCATCGTCTCATCGGCGATCGAGCGCGCATCCCAACGGTGCGGCACAGGCTCGCATGGGATATCATCGAAGGGATGCTCGTCCTCCCAGATTTCCCAATCGAGCAGCTTACCGCTATCTGACCCCGCGAAACAGGCGCGGACCAGTTCGGCCTCGCCATCGTCGTCAACGTCAATCCTGATGAAGCACTCGTAATAGTCGATCAGGTCCATCGACTTGTCGGTCGAGTCCTGGTTGAAGGTCAGCGGCTGGCGAGCCGATTCCTCAGGCGTCTGGTTCTTGGCCGACTGCGGGATTTCCCAGACCGTATCCTTGTCATAGCCCATCTCGACCAGCTCTGAGCGAGCAATGCGCTCCCAGTGGGCTGTGAAAGCCGCATCGTCGGTGTTGATGGCGTTCTGGTCGATAAGGAATTGCTCGGGAGGGACAACCTCGATGCAAAAGCGCCCATCTGCCTTCTTGCGCTTGATCTTGATGTCATAGATCATGACCGGCATTGGTTGGCCGGTCTGCTCATCCATGATCATGCCGGGCTTTTCGCTCTGGGCCAGGATCTCGGGGCTTTCGCCTTCATCATTCGGCTGCAGAAGCAGCGCAAGCTGATCCTCGGTCAGTCCGCTATGGAAGGATGTCGTATAGGTCGGCGTGTCCTCGTAATAGGTCTTGACGACGCCATTGCCGACGAGGAGAGCATCCCACGTCGCATTGTAGACGATCTCGTAGCCCTTATTATCCTTCCAGAACACATAGTTCATGCCGTCCGTGGCTTCACGAGCGAATTGCTGGTCTTCCTCACCGACTGGCTCAGCCTCGGCCATGCGATCAGAGGCTGTGAACACGCGCATGATGCCGGGCAGCATCCAGCCGATCGTATCAGCCACATCACGCGAGACGACCCTGGAACGCCCCGCTTCTGGCGGGACATACTGATCCATGTTGCCGAGATAGTAGTCGAGCGCCTTCGAACGCGACTTCTCGCGCTCGTTGCGATCATGCCACTTGGCAAGATGGATCTGCGTCGAGACGATCGCGCTGAGCTGGTCGTCGGTCAATGCGGCCATTCAGACAACCCAATCCATCTTGCGCTTAGGCAGCTTCATCTCTGATGGCGGCTCGTAGACCACGCACATCAATCCGAATGCATCCGCGCCATGCGATGACCAGTCATGCTCAGGACCAAGCCCGACATTGCGTTCATCGGCCGATTTCTTTTCGTGATACCAGCCCAGCGCATCGCGACCCGCCTCGGTCGTTGCTGCATTGAACCAGATCGAGGGGAACAGGCGCCTTGCTGCCTCGATACGCATCGAAGCGGCGCCCTTGCCCTGGTTGGGCACGACGATCACCTCGAAGCCGGCTGATCTCAGCGCGCTTTCGTAGGAAACGTCGAATACCTTGTCGTTGCTCGAACCGTCATGCGGGAGGATGCACAGCGCATTGCCCCAGCCGCGAGAGCGGAGCCATTGCACATGCGTTGCGAGCGGCTGCCCCTGCGCCTCGTAATAGTCGAGGATGCGGATTTCCTTGCCGATGAACTGCGCAATCCAGATCGAGCAGGCATCAGCCTTTGCGCCGGTGCCGCCAATGTCCCAGATGGCCCGGATGGTCATCAGCGGGTCTTTGGCGACCTTGCCAATACGCCCTTCGCGCTGCGCCAATGACAGATCGGCAGCGAAATAGGCGCCTTCGACAACCGTCACGTAACCGCCTTCCCAGATATGGTCATACTGATCGGGCTGGCTCTTGAGGCAATCGAGACGCTCCTGGTTGAGAACGCCGGGAAGCCAAGGATTGTCCGACCAGTTGGCCCTGACCACAACGGCGCCAGTCGGCAGCGATGGACCGCGCAACATCTGGTCGATGGGGTCATTCTTGCGCCGAGGATTCCACGAGGCCCAGATCTCGGAGCCTTCCTCGCGGATCGTCGGCCTAAGCAATGAGATCGAATGCCCTGATGCTGTCTGGGCTTCTTCCCACCAGGCCCGCTTGAACTTCTCCAGCGACTTGACCGATTCAGCGGTGTAGTCCTGCATGCCCTTGAAGATGATAATGCCATCCTTGGGCGTCTGGATCACATCGCGGAAGACCTTGAAGCCATCAGCCTCGCCGAGACCGAAGCCCGCCAGCTTGTCCTCGATGAGGAGCTTGGCCGATTGGGTGAGATCCTTCTGGACTTCACGGATACAGACTGAGCGAAGCCCCTCGCCGCTTATTCCGGGCTCTGCCAGGCTGTCCTCGATCATCAGGCCGGCGAAGAAGTGAGACTTGCCCGAACCACGACCGCCATGGGCGCCCTTGTATCGAGCAGGAGCAAGGAGCGGCTCGAATACCTCGGCTGTCTCAATCCGCAGGACGGACAATGGCGCGCTCTATGCGGTGAACGATGGCAATGGCGTCATGCTCATCATCGCCAACGATCGCCTGCGCCACCTTGCCGTCCGTGCGGTCTGCTATTTCCTTGATTGCCCAGCCTTCGCCGGCAAGAGCTTGATCGACCAGCACTTCAGCCACTTCACGCAGCTTGGGCTCGCCTGTCTTGCCGGTGGCACTCAGGGCAATCTTGAGCATGTTGGCGAAGGATTTCTCCTTGGGAGGACGTCCTGCCATTAAATGCACCTAAACATTTGATACATAACCGAGTAGTTATGCGACATCAGCAGCCCTTTTTGCCGCCCTTTTTCGAACCGGGCTTGGGCTTCATTGCTGGTTTCTTAGCCATGTTGATTTCCTTTACGCGGCCGGAGGAACGAGAGCAGCAAGCGCGTCATTGCTTGCCTTGAGCTTGGCGGCTGAATCTGCTTCTGCGGCCTGCGAGGCATCGAGATCAGCCTGGAGGCCGGCGACCTGCGCTTCCAGCTCGGCAATGCGGGCGGCGCCGTTAGAGGCATTGAGGGCATCGGATACCTTCGCCACGTTGGCGGCGAGATTGTCGAGTTCGGCATTGAGCGAGGAGAAATCAACCTGGGCCATTGGGTTTCCTTTGAAGAGCCATGAAAGGAATGCGAACATCAGTTGAACTCGCGCAGCATTTCGGCTTGCCGCTCCAGCCATTCGATCACATCGGCGATCGGCATTGAGGTGGCCATCAGGTTGAGGGCACATTCCCCGAAGAACATGGACTGCTCGCGGTGGAACTGCTCTGCTGCCCGCTCTGCTATTTCGGTGATGGCGCGGGGCTCAGGCATACACGTTACCTTGATGCTGGATAGCGAATTTATCCAACAATCTTTGATTTAGGTGGTTGACACCA